AAAATGGAAGCAGGTAAGAAAGAGTGCTGACCAGGATATTATTTCATCCGTTCACTGGCGAGATGATAAACGTTGCTACGTTCACGTTTACCTACTGCGACTACCGCAATAATTAACATATCATCAATAACCTGATAAACAAGACGAATGAATCGCCACAGGTTTAATAGACACCTCAGAGTCATTTAAGATGACTTAAAGAGAGGTGCCCATGAGCGGTAAGCGTTATCCCGAAGAGTTTAAAATTGAAGCAGTCAAACAGGTTGTTGATCGCGGTTATTCTGTTGCCAGCGTTGCAACACGTCTCGATATCACCACCCACAGCCTTTACTCCTGGATAAAGAAGTACGGTCCGGATTCTTCCACTAATAAAGAACAGTCAGATGCTCAGGCCGAGATCCGCCGTCTCCAGAAAGAGCTGAAGCGGGTTACCGACGAACGGGACATATTAAAAAAAGCGCGGCGTACTTCGCAAAGCTGTCCGACTGAGGTACGCCTTTATCCGTGACAACACCCATTGCTGGCCTGTCCGACTGCTTTGTCGGGTGCTGGATGTGCATCCGAGTGGTTTTTACGCCTGGCTTCTTCGTATAGCAGACTATTGCGCCCGATATAATAAGTAGATACTTACTTATCTTTCTGAAAGAATACTTTCATCTGTTAGTCAGGAGTTGCTATGAAAGAAGAATTTCAGAAGTTAGTCTGCGACATCATCGACAAATCCGGCGTAGAAATTGATACAGAAGAGCGCCAGAAGATTATCGACGAGGCGATCCAAACTGCGCTGGAGCATATCGCCACGTCCGTGAGCGCCGCACCTCTTTCGGAAGGCTCGAAATACATGCAGGTCTGGGTTCGTTTTGGAGAGTCCCCGGAGTTGCCAGGTGTTAAGCAGAAACGCGCGGCACTTGTGGCGTTCTCTCGCGAGATGAAAGACGCAACGGTCGAAGTGAGTACCGGTGCATGGTACGACGGTCGCATTGTCTACACTAATCAGACTGTCTACACCAATCAGACTGTGTGCGATGAAGGTGAACGGTGTGAGGATATTGTCGACGCAACTCTTCGCACGCTCAAAGTCAGAGCTGGTGTGGCGGATGACCCGTCCATCGCGGCGTTCCTGAGTATTGTCGAACAGTCTGAAGTTACCGAGCGCGTAACAGATCTGACAACTCCACCTGGTTTGCTGGAATTGGTGGTCAGTGGCGATATCAAAAAAGCCGTTGAGCGCATTCGTGAGGTGGAATACGGCATTATCTGCGATATGTGCCGCAGCGACTTAGACCTGGTGCGCATCATTGTCGACGCGGGTCAGGCATGTGACGGAGTACTCGCCAGTTTTGCAGGGCAAGTGGCTCGTCTGGCCAACGAATTACCCATGATTAAACAAGAAGCCAAATCCTACGCCGTTCATCGTACCAACGATTTACTGGACCCATACCGGTTCGAAGCTGCTCAGGACAAAATGACTGGCTGGGCGACCTGGTAAGCCTCGATAAAACATTTAGCCCCCTCGTGGGGCTTCTTTAAACTGCGATTAATAAGTAAGTACAAGATTACGGTTAGAAGCATGTCCACAAGAACAGATTTGTCGAAAATCCCGTCTATCTCCGGAAACAACGGTTATTCGCTGCGCTGCCCGGAAGTGAAGCTCAACGGCCATGAGGCTCATTGCAGCTATACAGTCTGCCAACACACGATCCTCGCCTATAAAGAAAAACGTCTCCCGGCTACATCGTTCCAGTCCTGCGCTGCGGCTATTGCTGCTGGTAAATGTCAGGCACTGAAAATGATGGTCGAAGAGATCCGCAAAGACGAACAGCTCTACTTCATCGATATGTCTTCACTTATCAAAGAAGTGGAAGAGCAAAACGACCATGCCAGAACGCTCCCCCGGAAGCGAAACACCGCGACAATTGACAGTCTTATTCATCGCACGAAGAAAACAGAACCTGCTAAATCCGAAACCAAGCCCACCGATTCACTGGCGCCGGTCACTGACGTGTACGCGGCACTCATTGAAGAAGCAACCAAAGAAAACACATGAAAACTCCCGAGCGACCGATGGAGGTTAAACACTAATGGAAAAACTGATCGCCCTAAAGCACAAGCTGGATGCTATTAAAACGATGGGAACCAACGCCAAGAAAGAGGCGCTGGCCAATCTGGATGAATTTGAACAGAGCATGGTCTCGCTAATGCTCAATCCATTCATTCGATTCGGTGTGAAGAAGTACAAAGTGGCCGAGTCACTCGATACTTCCGTACCCAGCGACCAGAAGGTAGTAGATCTGCTGGAGAAGCTGGCAGCGCGCGAACTGACCGGGAACATCGCTATTGCTGCTGTCGAATCACTCGTTGCCTCGATGTGCGCTGACGGGCAGGACGTGTTTCGTCGCTTCCTGCTGAAAGATCCGAAAGCCGGTGTCGGCATCAGCCTGTGCAACAAGGTGTTCGAAAACCCAATTCCGAAGTTTGAGGTACAGCTGGCGTCTCCGTACAAGGAGAAAGGCGACAAATACCCATTTAAACCAAATCCAAAGGCCAAGTGGCCAATGATCGGCAGTCTCAAACTCGATGGTCTCCGGGTTATCTGCGAAGTCATCGTGGACGAGGGTGAGGTCAATTTCCTGACGCGCACCGGCAATCCGATTACGTCACTCGATCACCTTAAACCAGCCATGCTGGAGCGGAGCAGACTCTCCGGCTTCAATCACATCTTCTTCGATGGAGAGGGCACTGCAGGTACATTCAACCAGTCAGTGTCGGCGCTTCGTAAGAAGAACGTGAAAGCCATTGGTGCCGTTTACCACATTTTCGATTTCTTCTTACCGGAGTGGCGTGCTCAAGCAAAAAGCAAAGAGTACCTGAAGACCGGTATGAAGCTGAAAGAGCGCCTGGCTATGCTGGTGGCGTTGTTCCGCAACACTTGCGTGGAAGATTATGCGCAAGATATCCACCTTCATCCGTTCTACATCATCCATAGCCACGAAGATTTCATCGAACGTTTCATGAAGCGACTGGACGAGAATGAAGAGGGAGAGATGGGCAAAGATCCGGATTCAGTTTACGAGTTCAAACGTACCCGCAGCTGGTGGAAGCTGAAAGACGAGGATTCAGAAGACGGTGAAATCATCGACTTCGAGCCTGGCGATCCGGATTCTGGATTTGCGCATACGCTAGGCAAGATAGTGATTCGTCTGGAGAACGGCGTCATCGTTCGTGCCAGCGGTATCAAGCATAAATACCTGGATGAAATCTGGAACAATCAGGAGAAGTATCGTGGACGCATCGTTGAGGTTCACTGCCATGAGAAAACGCCAGATGGTAGCTTGCGTCATCCACGTCTGAAGTGGCCTAAATGTCTTCGAGATACCGAAGATCGTATTGGAGATAAAGAATGATGCTCGGCTGGATGTTTGTATTTTTAGTCGTCGGCATTGTTATCGGAAGTCTGGTTATGTCCAGCTGTATCCACGATTACGTAAAAGCCGGTGTCATGCAAAGGCGAGGTCGTATTTATCGCATAGTAGATATCACGGACACACTGAAGGAGATTAAGGATGAGCATGTTAAGTAAACGAGAGAAGGAAACCCTGCGTGAAATCAGCAAGTGGAAGGAGTTCTACGCCAACTGGAAGCCGAAGACCAGAGCCAAACTGGAGCGCATGAATCTTGTCGCCAACGTTTCTCCAAAGGGATGTATTGAGAACTATCAACTGACTGAAAAAGGTTATTTGTTGTTGCAGCAATTGACTGAGGCGGGGGCATACTGATGATTCCATACATCATTTTATCATTCACTGGTGGCGTGGGCCTCGGCCTCGCAATCTGCCGCGCCCTGGTCCAGCAGGAACTGCAAACCAAAACACTTCGTGTCGGTAAGCGTGTGTATCGGGTTGTTCACGAGACGGGAGTGCGAAAATGAGCAATTTGACTTCCTTCGACTGGTGGCTGGCAACCTACCTTGTGGCGGCCGGCTTCGGATTTGCCTTTTACATTGGTCAGTTAATCGTAAAGCTACTGCTGATCAGATTCGCCAGCCATAAACGCATAGACGACGGTCTGTGGCGTCTGGGGTCCCTGTTAGAGACGCATTACGGCGAACTCAAGGAAAACGAAACTATCACTATTCAAGCGAAGCGTTTTACCGCCATCATCACGAGAACTTCGGAACAAAAGGGGAGCCTGATCAAAAAGATAGCAACTAAACGCATCACAGATAGATAAGTATTTACTTACTTATCTAATATGTATAAGATCACTTTGTTTTCGTTGAGATGCGACTGTTTGAACGTTAAATATAACTGCAAACGAAGATGCATACCTGGCAGTAGCCTAAGAAGCCAAACACCAGCGAGGTCAGTTTCCAGCCTCGTCACCAAAATGGGACACACTGAGCGAGTGTGATTGCAGAACGCAGAATAGGGCATATTGCACCATCCATGCCCCATTCAATGAAGTAACAGAATGGGCGGTTGGTTTCATCATTCCATTCACCCATCCCGGTTTCAGCTGACCGTCCATTCTGTTACGTCATTTCCATTACTTATGTCGTTTATACTTGGGTTAAAAGCGGCGACGTAACCCGGCTGACTTGGTTAGTCAGCACATAACGTTGAGATCACTGATTTTTCTTAAAATCATACAGGCGATTCCACATAGCTGTAGCGACTGATCAATATGTTGGGTTGAACATTAATCGGTTCAGTGATCTCAACGTTGTGAAAGCAGGATTAATTAACCCTCTAGTGAAAACATTGTTGCCTTTATTGCCCCTGGCTTCACAACATGTATGATTCCATACATCCAATAAGATCGAAGAATCTAACGGCAATCAACCACCGAGAAAGATTCGAGATCTTCGCTCATATGAGCGAGCCACATACCTCGTCTGGCACTAACGTAAAGTGCAAGTTACGGGAAAGTTTCTGGCTGCCTGGTTGTCCATAAGCTAGTACCGCCGCGAAAATGATGGTGTAGCTCAGTGGTAGAGCGGTTGACTGTTAATCAACTGGTCGGTGGTTCGAGTCCACCCACCATCGCCAACATAGCGCTGAACGGTTTGGATTCGCCACCACCGTCCGAACGAAAGACTCCGCAAATGTCGCCAGACCGTTCAGCGCTGTGATAGACACGGCAGACGTTTTTTAACCATTGCTTCTAAGCATCGTAGCAACACTTTTTTCAGCGCAAAATCCAAAGGGGCTTCGGCCCCTTTTTGCTATCAAGTCGCATATGCAACCAACTTTTTTTAGCTTATAGTTAAGTTCAGTAGTAGAATGCTACGCTTCGTCGAGAAATGACGATTATGGAGTCTATCGTGAAATTTAAAATCCAGCATTTGCAGGCAGCAGTGGCACTGGTTCTTGCCAGTATCCAGCCGCAACCCAAAGCGGTTGCGTGTCAGCCTACGATTGTAGAACGGGTTTATGAGATGGGCGCTAGAGTCAACAAAACCGACATCAGTGATCTTACAGCTGCTCTCAATGAATTGGCTAAAGAACTGCGTTCAAGCCGCGCTGAACTTGCTCATTATGCTGACACTGACTTCTTTGCTGCTATCAAAGTAGCGGAAGAAATTAAGAATCAAACTATTCATGTAGCCGGTATCGCAGAATCTTTTGTTTTGATGTTACCTGAAAAAGACGTCATCATGTCTTACGACAAAAACACTGTTGAGTTTGCGTTTTTTAAGGCTATTAAAATGGTCAGTATTGCGACCAAAAACTATCTCAATCTGATTGATCAGATTACACGCACTTCTGTAGTGCGTGACTCTGGTGTCAACCTTTTAGCCATGAACCATCTATTAGAGACTGGCAACAAGGCTGCGGCTAAATGGCATTAACGGCTGAATACAGTCAAGTTACGTGGGATGATTTTTTTCAGCCCACTTTTGTCGTTTACCCTGACCTAGAAAGTCAGCTCAAATCCGAGTTCATTACTTACAAATCAACTGGCGCACCATCTAATCTTCTTGGACGAGATGCGCCATTTGACTTCCCGCCGTTCGCCGTTGATGCTAATGTCCAGCATATTCACGTCAATTTGCATTTCCAGCTTACCTGGAACGCAAGGCAAGAGAACTACAACCGAACCTCAAACCACTATCTCGTTTATACCGAGCACATGTGGGATAGCGGGCGTTTTTTGCTGATGGGGCTAGTCACTCCAGCTCACGATCGTATGCCAGCAAGAGATACTAGGTTGCTCAGCTACTTCGCTGAAGTCGCAGAAGGTTTCCATTCTAGCTGAACTTTAGCGATCGTCATCTTCTTCATCATTCTTTTTCTTCTAACAAATCATTCTCATCAATCTGGCTCAGATGGCATTCCAAAGTTGGCGTTATTAGGCGCTTTTTACTATTTAGCGTTTAAGATGGTTTGTCTACATAATTTATTCAGAATTTACGTAAGCTATATAAATGATTCCATACTTGTAAGGTATGGAATCATTTTCAAAAACAGTCTATTTTACTGTTGATCATACAAAAACTGAGGCCTAACACACTGTTTATAAATACAGTAAAAACAGGCTTCACTCAGTGAGTGGACTATGAAAAACACTTTTGATAAAGCACGCGCAGCAGAAAACACCTCTAGAGAAGCCATCGAGTATCTCGAACGCGCTTCCGGTTTGTCAGCAGTGTCGACCACCAATTTCGACGGTGACATGTCGTTTTCTTCCGCATTCATGTTATTCACTCGCTTATCTTTGCTGATAACGAGACGTCGACCTGAAATAGCTGTTCATTGTATTTTGATACATGTAATGCCGCATATCTGTGAAGTAAAAGTAAGTGACATTAGTAGGGTTTTAGTCAACCAGCTGGTGAACCCATTAATACTTGAGGGCAAGATCGTCCAGGGCAGACGTGTGTTCTCGCTGATGAAGCAGTTTCTCAGTTGGTGTGCATTTCAGGGCTTAATTGATACATCCCCATTGAACGATATGTCGCTTAACAGAGTAGCCGGTGGCGCGAAGCCCACGCCGCGCGAGCGCAAACTGACCGACGCAGAGGTCTGGGTCTTTTGGAATGTATGGGACTACTTCAACGTATGTGAGGGTACAAAGTGGGCGGCCAGATTATGCCTTGTAGCGGCCAGACGACCAGATGAAGTGCTCCGAGCTAAAAGATCAGAATTCAACCTCGAATATAATTTATGGAATCAAGGAACGAGGAATAAATCGGCTCGCCAGCACTCGTTACCATTAAGCCCGCTAATGCGCAAATGTGTTGAGGAGCTGATCAAATACGGAAAAGGCAGCCAGTGGCTTGTTCCTTCAAACAAGAAACAGGGTGAGGATGTGCCAATGTCTAAGGTGGCCATATCACAGGCGTTGAGAAGGATTTTAGAACGTCCAGAGTTGATGGAGCTTGAGCCATTTACCCCCCGAGATTTGCGTCGTACTGCGCGTAGTTACTTCCCCGCGTTAGGCATAAGTCAGGAGGTATCCCGCAAAATTATGAACCACAGTCTTGAGGGGATAGATCGAGTATACGATCGACACGATTATATAGACGAGATGCGAGACGCCTTAAACAGTTTTTCGGCGTACATCGCATCAATCGTAGAGAAACAGGATTTAGAGGAGATAGATCATAAGTTCAAGGGAGATCGACTCGCTACTGAGCTAATCCGTGTAAATTTCTCATAGCGACTTGATTGCCTCAACAACCCGCTCCGACGCACCACGTTGGTCACCGAAACGTCGACGGAAGGCTTCCAGAACTAGTTTTTCATCTTTAGTCAGAGGGGCTGTGCCTTCGTCGCGAAAAAACGCTAACAGCTCTGGATGACGCTCTTCCAGCACCATTAGCATCAATCGGACCGAATCGGCATCCAATGCTTTAGCCAACGCTCTGACCTTGTCGATCGGAAGCGGGATTTTGCCGCTCTTGATAAGTGAAAGATTGTTAGGGTTTTTATAGCCGGCTTCTTTCGCGATGGTCGCCTGGCTTTTCGGAGAAATCGCGATTAAAGCGTCAATGTAAGCAGCGTAGCGACCTACTTTAGCTTCTGTTATTTCGTTGGTAGCCATAATTATCAACCTGCGTGTTTTGATTTTATATGGTAAGTGCTTACTGATATTACATCAAAGGTTAGTGTTGTAAAGACTTATCTATTTTTTTTCGTAGAGTTATTGACCGCAAAAGGCTTCATTAATAGACAACTATCTAAAAAACAACTCATTTAAGAACTTAAAACTAAGTTGTATTTGATATATAAGTATTCCGTATTGATACAATAGGTAGTAGTATTGCAAGGCATTTACGTGTTCAGTTGGATGATATGAAATGAAAAAAATAACTTCTAATTTGATCGCCCTTGAGGTCGGACATACGGTTTCAATTGACGATGATGGGGCAGCAGCCATACTCACTGAACTGCCAACAAAGTCTTTGTTACTTGACATGAAAGACGCAACCGCATACATCTTTGAGCTAAAGGGCAAGTGCTTCACTCTCATCAATACCGGCTGCGGTTCAGTAGCCGTCCGCACTATTTAACACACCCCTCCCATCCTCTCTAGCGCCTGTACGAACAGATTAGATGCCTGTTCGTACAGTGATAAATTACGCACATCAGAAAACAAATTGTTTTAACAACAAGGAAATTCTAATGTCCAAAAAAACCACCAAAGCTGTACTGAAAGAGGTGCAGGATTTTCGCGACTGTGTAAAACGAGTTGTAGCGATGCTTTCAGGTAAACAGATACCTGTTGCAGAACGAGGCAATGAAGCATATGTCCGCTATAACCGGCGCGGCGAACCAGTGCTGGTAAACATCCCATCTATACCGGACGACGCGTCGCCAACCCTCATGAACGCAGTGCGTGGTTTTCTCGACCATGAGGTGGCCCATATTCTCTTTACTGAACCGAAAGTCGCAATGCAGATGCGCGAAAGAGGAAAGGCTCCGTCTACGGGGCTTTGGAATGCGCTGGAAGACGTTTTTATTGAACGCAGAATGGGGCAGGTCTTTAACGGAACCCGGCGTAATTTACTTGCAACACAGAGTCTGGTTATCGACAAATACTTCAGGAATAAAGTACCAGAAGCGGTTTTAGCCTGTCACGGAGACCAGCGTGAATTGTTTTTGAAATTCTTCCTTTGCCCGGTCGTCCGCGCCTGGGATGGACAAAGCCCCTTCATCGATTTTATGGAAGAACACTGGCGCCTTATCGAGAGGCCGGTAGCCTTACTAAAGGAGCATGGTATAGACGTGGCCGTTCGCAATATGTCGAACACTGAGGATTGCGTGAAGGTCGCTGCTGCTATAGCCCAAATCATGCAGGATATGAAAGACAAGCCAGAGGGCAAATTACCAGAACTTAAATCATCTGCCAGAAAGCCGTCGGAGAGCAAAGACGAGTCCGAGGAAACGCCAGAATCAGGTGACGAGCCGTCTCATGGTGACTCTGCATCTAAGCCTGCCAAAGGCGAAGGCGATGACAAGGAAGAACGAGAAGATGATGCATCAGAAGAGGAAGATTCTGGGGATTCCGATTTGCCTGATTCGTTAGATAAGGACTTACCTACACACGTTAAAGATATTAGTGATACAGAAAGTAAATATACAGAAGCAGGCCACGAAGAGTCAGGAGACACCCCAGAATCCGATGCTATCGGCATGAAATCAAGTGACTCTGACACTGATGGTGATGACGGTGAGGACTCCGATACTGATCGTGGGGAAACTGAAGAAGACGTCGAAGGCAAAAAAAATAAAGATGGTGCGGAAGTGCCCAAAGACAGTGAGTCTGGCTTTGTTCCTGCGCCGGATGAAATGACTCTGGAGGAGGCGCTAAAGGCGCTCGACGAGATGGAAGACGGAATCGGTGAAATGACCGAAGACGCACTGTCGGCCACCATCAGCAAAGAGCTTATGAGCGTCTCACCTTCTGATTATCGGCCATACGATCGATCATACGACTTTATCGGGTTGATTGATGGAGCCGAAGAGCATGTGAAGCGCACCAGAAAGACGTTCGGTGCAATACCAATGCACTCACCAGTCGACCGCTACCGTATGGTGCCAGAAGGCAGAAAACTCTTTGAACTGAAAATCGAAAAACATCTGTCTGCAGGCGTTTCTTCGACGCTGGCCAAAGACCTGGAGCGGGCCATCGCCAGCCGCAACCGAGTTCAGTTTATACCTGGTCAGAGGCGTGGGCGGATACATGGCGCAAGCCTGTATCGTCTGGCAATGAACGACGACCGAGTGTTCCGCAAGAAGGAAGACCATAGAGCGGTGAACGCGTGTGTCCAGCAGGTCATCGACTTGTCCGGCTCAATGGATGGCGTGAAGATTCAACTGGCCCTAGCCAGTGCCTATACCATTGCGGATGCTTTAGATCGTATCAATGTCCCCAACATCATCACCGGCTTTACCACGTTCGGTAGCCCAGATTATGAAACCAGGTCGAAGCGCGGGTTTACACGCTTCGAGGCGCTCATGCTGCCCATTATCAAAAACTGGAATGAGAAAGCAAACTCTCCAGAGATCCGTGCTCGCATGGGATGCGTATGTGAGACGTTCCCCCTGCTCAATAACGTCGATGGTGAGAGTGTCGCGCAACTGGCTACCCTGTTTGCAGTGCGAATGGAGGACAAAAAGATCATGCTGGTTATGAGTGATGGGGAGCCATGTGCTACAGGTAGTGGATTCCATCAGCATTTACGAACCGTCACCAAAGAAATTGAGACCTTGAGCGACATCGAACTGATGGCTATCGGCATTCTGACCGACGAACCACGGCGTTACTACAAAAATTACGCACTGGTTAACAGTGTTGAAGAGTTAGGGCCGTCAGTCGTCACTGAGTTATCTCGTATCATTCTTGGGTAATAGCTTTACCCTTAAAAATAAGTAACTACTTACTATACAGCCTAATATATTTCTATAAGATATACCCCACAAACGACAAACAGTAAGGAAAAAACATGACCGCTACTGCACTACAGCAAGAAGAACATTTGCCGGAAGCCATCGTCTGCAAGTGGTGTGGCAAATCCTTTCATTACCTGAAATCCCATATCTCTATGGGCCGTTGCGAGAATATTCCTGAGTCTGCGAAGGGTCTGGACGTGGACGAAGTGGTGAAGATGTACACCTCTGCGTTTCCAGATGAACCAACGATCTCTCGCACGGCACTGGCCAAACTCAATGAGAAGCGTGCCGAAAAAAATTCATGCGAAGGAAAGGTAGCGGAGATTAGCGCACATCCGGGCTACGCAGGAACGGTCGAATACAAGACCGAACTGGTGGCCGCGCACGAGCTGCTTGGCGTAACGATCAAAGAGCTGGGAACGCCACGCGGAAAGCCACTACAGGTGACAGTCAACGTCAACACGCCCTATCCGGAGTTCGTACCGGAAGCGAAGAAGAACTATGTGTATGGCGACTTCGACCTGATTAAAGACATCTTCATGATGCTGGAAATCGGAATCCCGGGTTATCTCTGGGGCCATGCAGGAACCGGTAAATCTTCTCTTCCTACGCAGCTATGTGCCCTGCTAAATCGACCACTGATCCGCGCCCAGCATACAGCGTCTATGGAGGAAGCGCACGTTACAGGCCAGATCCTCGCTCGCGATGGTTCCACCTATTTCGAACCGGGTTTACTAGCGCTGGCGATGAAAAATGGTTGGGTTTACCTCGCTGATGAATATGACTTCGCGTTCCCGCAGATTCTGGGTGTGTATCAGCCAGTTCTTGAAGGAGAGCCGCTGATCATCAAAGAGGCAACTGCGGACTGGCGCCGCATCACCCCGCATAAACGCTTTGCCTTCATTGGCACTGGCAACACTAACGGCTCTGGCGACGAAACAGGTCTCTATGG